AGCGTCGGCGGGATGTACGAATATCGTGCCCTCTGGAATAGCGGTATGTTGTAATATTTTCGCGCCACGGAACTCTCCGAACGTTGACGATTCATGTTTGAGTTGTTCGATACCGTTTGATATTAGAAGTTCTCTCATCTGATGGATCATTGCTCCCTTGGTAACTTCACCTATCGTACCATCCCAGCCCTCTGAAACTGCGCTAACTACTCGATGCAATACGTCGAGATACAGGAATGGTGCGCCGATGCTATTGGTGGGGTATCCCACCTTGATATGTTCTACGTCGAGTTCCATGTTATCATCTCCAAAAAATAAAGAAAAGCCGGGGATTTGAACCCCGGCTATATTGTCTGTTGCTTCCCATCCTCCGGTTCGACCGCCGCAAGTATGCCAACCGCTTCCTCCCACTTCTCTATGTCCTCGTTCATTACGGATAGCTCTACCCGTAGCGGGGTCGTCGCGGTCAGCTTCTTGATGCCGAGTATGGAACATAGCTTCTTGACTTTCTCGGGGTCCATGTTGTTGAGCGGCATGTTGGTTCCCGTCGCTATCAGTTCATCGCCGTTCTCATCCTTGACCGTCAGGTGTAGATTTATTTTATCGGTCCCTTTTATGTCGTCGTGGGTGTGGGATGTTACTTTGGCGTGCATGACCAGTGCTTGCCTGGTCTTGCCCTTCGGCTTCACGTTCTCGGCGGCCTTCTTGGGGCCGTCCTCCTTCCCTTTCTTTTCTTTCAGCGGCTCCTTGCCGCCGTCCTTCCCCTTCTTGGGGTCTTTCGGTTTCGGTTTCTTCGGTATTATTTCACCTCCGGGGTGTTCACTCCGTTCCACTTCCGCTTGAAGTCTTGAACGATATTGAGCTTGAATGTATGACGCTCGACGCCCGCAAGTAGCGCGTCGAACCCGTCCCCCTTCTTTCCGATCTCCACGGGGCCTATCCATTGGAAGCCGCCGCCGTCGTGCGCTACCTGGAACCATACCTTCCAGGGCTTCCGGGGTACGAACCCCCATAGCAACGGCGTTACGAGCGGCACCGGCATGTCTAGCGCCTCAATCTTTCGGCGGCGCTCTCGTATCCGGCTCCCCTGGTGCGTGGCCTTGTCGGTCGTAACCTGTATCAGGTGTATGGGATGGACGACCCCCGCGCTCAATGGCCGGTATGCGGCAAGGTCGAACCCGTGGAACAGGTCCACCTCGGATACTACCGGGAACCTGCCGGGGCCGTCCTTCTTAGGTACCCACCGTACGCGGTTAAACGGGCCGTCCACTATGAAGCCGTGGCCCTCGTACATTCCGCGTACGGCCTTCGCGTACGCCTTCCCTTTTTGCTTCGCTGTCTGCGCCATTTAACGCCCCATATAGTTGACGATATTGGCCATGGCGCGGGCGTTCTTTGCGCGGTCGTGCTCGTAATCCCTTTCGGCAACGGCCTCGCGCTTCTTGATATGCCAGCCTGCGATCTCGTTTCTTATATCTCTCAGCCGTTCGTCGTCGTGGCACTTCTCAGTATGGCCCGCTTTCCGGGCGCCGTCGTTCGGGTAGTTCTCCTTGTCCGCGTACACCTCGCGCATTATCGTCGCGTCCCTGTAAGCCAGTTCGCGGTGTAGCTCCGCCAGCTTATCCTCGGCTTCCCATACCGGCCCCATGGCCTGCCGTACCTTCTCAGCACCTTCCGCTAGGACCTTCGCCGTTTCACCTATCAGCCGTGTTATCTCGTCCATGCGTTCACTCCTTCGGGGCCTTCGGCTTGCCTATGGCGATGTGGTGCGATTCCGCTACCGTTACGAGATCGTCGTCTAGCGCGCCGCCGTCGTGAAGCGTCAAGAGTGCCCGCTTATCCCACGGTATCTTATCAAGCTTCAAAGGCGGCACGGGCATACCTATCGCCTTTCCGAGTAGGTCCAACGGCTCCATTATTACGGCGGTCCGGGTGGTCTTGCGCGTGAACGTACCAGCCTCGCGCTCCACTACCTTCTTGGGGTGTACCCAGTTCTCCGCCAGGTTCTCCTTGGCGCCAGCTATCGAAATTAGGTAATGCGCCTCGCGCTTGAGTAGTCCGGCCTCCGCCATCTCCGCTTCGATGTCGGCTGCAAGCTTCTTGGTCTCGGCGTTCAGGTGCTCGAAAATATCATCATACTTGCGCCGTATCGTCGCCATACTCTCGCGGACTTCGCTGAGCCCTGCCTGGTCATCTAAAAGACCGTCCATCGCTCCTTCCATTTCCTCTTCCGTTCTTGTTACCTCGTCCATGTTCTTCACTCCTTCTTTATCGCGCCCGTCCATATCATCGGGCATCCGTGGCAATAGAACCCGGTGGGGTCCTTGTTCGAGCTTGATACCCTGCCGCCGCACTGTGGGCACTTCGGCATCGGGTCGCCCTTCCCTATGAGTGGCTTACCCTGGGGCCATGGCTTCCGGGGAACGCCGCTGCCTGTTTGTGATGACTGTGGCTTCGTATAGGGGGCGCTACCGTGGCCGGAACTCTGCCCGGTACCTTTACGCCCGGTACGGGCCGCCTCGGCTATACGGTCGCCCTCGGCCTTTACGCGGTCAAGGTCAAGCGGGGCACCGTCTACGAATATCTTGGTGCCGTCCGGGCACGGTTCGATAACGATCTGATGCGCTACGTCCTCGGCCATGTTCGCAAGCGTCAGCCCAATCATTTTCATCTTCTCGAATATCTCCCGCGTATCCTTTATGAATGCGTCCATCTCGGCGGCCTCGTCGCAACGGTAGACCATCGTAACGTCCCCGCTCCGCGATCTGAACGATTCGGCCTCTCCACCAGCGCCGAAGTGCTTGTCAGCCAAGGCGCCCTTCGCTGAACCTGTCAACGCTACCCGGCTGATTACCTCGAACGCGAACTGTCCTGTTTTAGTTCTCATCTTACCATCCACTCCATTCGTCCTCATCCATTGGCTTTCCATCGTTGAAATGTAACGATACCCACCGGGCTATCCCCTTCCGGCCCTGCCGTACATACTTGGCTGGTACTCTCTCGCGCCGGTGGTTCCTGTTTATGTCCTGGCCTATGACGTTCGCGTACGGGCGCCCTTTCCGCTTCGACTGCATCGAGCCCCGCGTTACGTCCTTCACATATACCGCCATATCGAATTGAGTAGCGGTAGATTTCCACCGCGTAACATTGTCCCACCGCGCCGGTGAAACCCATCGTAAAAGTAGGTTGGGCGCGTCATCGCGTAGGCCGTTCTTTACGCCTGGTACGGCCATCCCAGGCAACCCACCTACGCCGTCATGGTGGGGGCTACCCGTCGGCTCGGCGCCCTGTTGGGATTGTGATAGGGTAGGGGCGGGGCTCCCAGGCCCCCGCCCCCTTGATGCACTCCTTATGCCTGCCAAAGCATTGCCGTGATAAGCGGAAGTAGAGCCCGTCCGTGCGAGGCGCTTGCCGGTGCGGGCTCCGGGATGGGATGAGCGTGATAGGTTAGGGCGTCCGAAGGGGGGCAAACGGACGCCTAGGGGTGGTGTGTATGTCGGAAGCGGCGGGCGAGGTACGCAAGAACGCAACCGGGTACCCGCCGGGCCTCCTTTCGCGGGTGCCGTCGTTGGGGACCCGGCGCCCCTCCGACGTTGTGCGCACCCTCGACTGTGATATGTGTAACCGTAACGGCGATCTGTTCCCGCTGGGCGCGTACCTCTCATACCGCGTACCTCGGAACCTGTAACGCCGGGTGGATATTTATTTCTTTGGTACAATGGAAGCCTCCATACCGGGCGCCACTAATATTAGCTCTGTATCGCCTTCAATAACTACTATCGCACCGCGCGTGCTTTCAGATAATACAACGGGTATCCATTCTAGCTTCTTACCCTTCTCTATCCGGTCCATCCAGTCCCTAACCTCTTTGGGTATAGTTACGGCTAGGCCGTGGCCGTACGGGTGTACTATGGTCTTCGTTATGTAATCACCCCCTGCTTGCGTAGCCATGCTTTAATAGTCGCCTCGTCCAGTATGAACGAACCGCTCATACGTGCTGTGAACCGGCTGTGGAACCCTTCGTAATACCGTTCGGCAATGTTCTCGCCGACGCAATCCAAAAGCAAGTTGTACGCGGTGTCAAGTGGGGCGCCGGTTTCGTATCCCCAATAGAACCGCCTGATACTCGGATCGGACTGATACCGCCGCACCGTGTAGGGTAGCGGGTACTCGGACCCGTCCGGGTTGATTACCATTATCGACGTTGCCCCGCTCGGGGGATGCTCGAAGTCGTACACCTTCCCGTCCGGGCTCTCAATCGTGGCCGCCTCGGGGCCGCCCGTAGCCGTAGCGGAGTGGGAAACTCCGGGGGCGCCCTCTAGCCCTCGCAAGGTTTCCTGTCCCGTAGCGTTCGCCGTAGGGGTCATATCCTCACCGCTCCAACCAGGCCTTTACTTTTTCCGGCGAACCCCATGCCCTGGATGGTAGCTCGTTGTAACAGTATTGCACGATCTCCGCCAGGTCGGCCCTGTTCTTCGTATCGGCCCGCCCTACTGCGTTTATCAAGTCGTTGCTTAATACGGCTTTTAAGAACCCGCCTGGCTCTCTCCTTTCATCGATGTATCGTATCAACGCGGCCCGTATTATATTGTTAATTATCATATACATTCCTCCAGTTGCACGTACTTATCCCCCAGGTATTTTACCTTCCAGTTGCGCCCGTTCGGGCCGGTACCAAGCCACTGTAATTCGTAGAGGTCTTGGAACTCTACCCCGTAGTGTTTCTCCCATCCCTCCTTCCATTGCTGGCGCGATATTGAACGCCTCATGTGGGCACCTCCTCGATAGGTAGCGGGTGGCTGTCCTCGGGGCGAATCTCGATAACTATCTTGGCGCTGTATCGGTCGGTCCTAGCGGCCGTTACCCGGTAGCGTAGCCCGCCGGTATCGAACTCTATGGGGCGCGGGTCCCTCATAAGCGCGGCGGCTCCTTCAAGCGCGGCGGCTAGTACGTCGGCAGGTATGTACACGTTCGCGGCCGGGTGGTCCCGGTTGCCCCGCGTCGTAAGGTGGTTCCACTCCCTCGCCTCGCGGGCCATCTACTTCCCCTCCTGTACCCGCTTATGTATCTCTTTCATTATATCATCCATCGTTACCTCTCTGAAAGAACCAACCTCAACTATCCAACGCCGCGAACCGAACCCTAATGTGATTATGATTAGGTCGCCGTTGTCATCGTATCTCGCCCCCTTAATTTTTAGCCGGGGCAAGTACACATTCCCGCCTACTTCGCATCCCATTTATCGCACCCCCGGAACCGTTACCTCTACCTCTGCTCTAGGGTACCGCCGGGTATCCCCTGGCGGTATCGCCCTGGCGTTTACCCATGTCTGCATATGCTTCTTGATGTCTGTTATGGGTCCGAGTATTCGCAAGTCCTCCATGTCTACCCGTACCCATTCCCGCCCGTGTACCTCTGGCCGGTATCCGAACCCGTACCCGGCTGCCTCTAGGTACATCTTGGTAAAGCCTTTCTCTCTCGCCCACCTCCCAAGCTTGCCGCCTAGGTGGACCGGTGCGAACGGTATGGTGCGTTCCTCGGTAACTGTGATCTGCGAACCGTCCCACTCTATCGCGGTAATTTCGGGCATTTTACGCTACCTCCCACCCGTACTCGTCGTATCTGCTATCCCGCACTATTTGGTGTTCCTTCCGAGCTATACAAAAAGGGCAGAACTTTACCTCGTGTTCTGCTAGGTCTAGCCCGCATATCTCGCACTCTCGGCTCTCGTTCTTATTGCCGTCGTTGTTCGTGGTCATTTTGCGTACCTCAATTGGGTATATACCCTGCGTGGTATATATCCATTCTCGCTATCTGAATGGGCCGGATATGTTAGAGCCGCCGCCGAGTAGTGATAACTAAATTGGCCGTACGGAGGCCGTACCCCGAGGACAAGGTAAACGGGTATCTTTACCCTCGGCGATATTGACCCCGTCGTACCGTTCTCCGTAGGTGCCCGTACGGTTCCGAACCGGTGCGCCCGTAGGATGACCACCGCCGAACCCCGATATGCTCATAAAAAAAAAGGTAGTGTCGGGGGGTTTACTGCGTTAATAATCCCGTTAATAAATAAATAACGGATGTAAATAAATAATTAACCGTATCCAGAATACTCTCTCTCTCTCACGCGAAGGCGTGCGTTAATAACTGAGTAGTTCACTGAATAGATATGCTCTGTTCCCTACGGTTAGGTTCACCGGTCCGGGCTCACCTAGTGGGAAATCAACCGACGTAACGATATGATACCCCGTTCGGTTGACCTCGTCGGCCTCAAAGTAAATACTCCATCCAGGTACGAGATGATACAGATCACCAAACGTTACAATCTCGAACACGGATACCTCGGTCTTCTTTCGGCTCACATCACCATACGTTCTTTCCAGGCCCTCATCGGGGTAGCGTAAGCCGGTATTCTGCGATACCATATCCATGCCCCCATGCACCGCTTGGAACGCGCTGTCTAGGTACTCGAAGTACCGCCCCTCGGGTAGCTCCACTATTGCCCGGTTCGCCATGTCGTGCCTACGGCGTATTATCGGCTTGATAACGTCCCCCTCGTATCTGAGCGTTGCCTGTAAGCGGGTGCCATCTAGGAGCGGCGACTTCTCGCAGTATGCTCGCCCGTTCCACTCCCTGAGATGATACCGCAGCGGGGGATTCGGCGCGGGGCTGTTGTCCCGCATGATGCCGAGTAATAGCCGTACCCGGTCGCCCCCTGTCTTCCACCCGGACCCCAGGTCGGTCTCAACCTCGGGGGTAATGTACGATTGCGGCACCGAGCCGACGAGCTGCGATATGTCTAGAGGCTGGCCCGGTATCGCCTGTATAATCTGGGCGATGGCGTCCATGGTAGTTCTGCCCGCCAGCGTTACGTTCTCCGGGGCATCATCGAACCCGAGCCGGTCCCCTTGAAATATCCGGGTACCGTTGAGCCGTCCCAAGTGCCCCAGGCACTTGATGTTTACCCATATGTCATCATTCTCCCACTCTGGAAGTATCCACCCCTTAAAGATGGGATCTCCCACGATAGTATCCCAGGACTGGTAAACTGTTACCTCGCGGCCAGGCCAGATAAGTTGTTCGTGGCCGGCAAGGTACGGGGTTTGCAGAGCCACTGCGTCCACGGTATCGAGCGCCTTACTGCATGTACCGCGCCAGCCCCAGTGCGATACGTCGTACCCGTCCAGCATTACCTTGAGGTTGAGCTGCGGCGCGAAGCTGATTACACTCATAGCCAGCCCTCGCTAATACGCGCCATCCTCCATGAATAAGACGGCTATCCAGTAGAAGTTCATTACCTCACCGCCCTTGCGATCTGATTTCAAGCGCACTATGGAGCCCCGCCGCACGGTGCCGTCCAGATTGAACGTCGCCACCTTGCGGCCGTTCTTGATGTCCCGGAGCGTTACGATGTCGTCAGGCAACGACCCCGAGCTTATGGAATGGGCGTTGTCGCCTCGCAGGGTGATGAGGCGCGGTAACATCTTGGCAGTTATCAGGCTCCCGCCGTCCTTGAACGTATCGAGTACCGCGTGCTTGATGTCCTCCGGGTCGCTCAGGGCGTCGTAGCGGTCCACTAGGACGCTATCAAGGTCCACCGTAACCTCTGATACCAAACCGGGGCCTGCCGCCTTATACGTCGTCCATGAGCCGTTTCCGAGGTCGTCGAGTAATGCGAGGCGGCAGGGGGCAGTCGCTTCGTAGGCGATAGGGTATCCATTCACGATTTCAATGGCGGGTTCCTCGCTGTAAACCCCCAGCATGGCATAATCCAAAATGGCATCGTTGGATGAACCCGCTGTTTGAATCTTGACCCAATAGCCCGCCTGCCCGTTGATAGTCGATATTGCCGCATCCGTTGGCATAGTGGCCTTGATGATGTGCGTACCCAAAACAGACAGGCTGAGGTTGCCCTGGCCCGCCAGTAGGCCCGTGAACGTCTTCCATCCCGTCGTAGACCAATACTGGTACGATACGCTCCCCCCGTTCGGGGGCGTGCGAACCTGCAACCAAAACAGATTCGTGGGCCGCTCTAGGCATAGCAAAAGATTATCACCAGCCACCGAACCGCCTAGGGTTACATCAGTCGCGACCGCATTCCAGCAATCACCCGTTTCATCGGTGTACGTCGGCGTGCGGTGGAAAAAGGCGCGGAGCGGTGCAAGGTGAAACAGATAGTAGTGATGGGCCGCGTTCGCAACGTACCATTCCGACTGTATGCCATTGAGCGTAAACGGGCTACCTGTAACGACCGTCCGGGGACGTACTGCAAAGTTTATCGTTGGGTCGATGCCAGCTACCGTTACGGTCGTTGTCGGTATGTCGTGGATGTCCGAGTAAAAGCCCAGATCGATCTCAACGCGGCCCTTGATGTTCTGCGTGCCCTGGTACGGGTATCGGTGCTTGCGCGCCGCTTCGGTTGACCAGCCCCAGGACGGGTCGTTGTCGGTGGACAATCCCCACTGGTGATAATAGCGCGTTATCGCGCCGCTGGCCGTGATGGTTACGGTTATCTCTTGTCCCACCGTCGGCGTAATCGTTGATGGTGTAACCGCCGAGATGGCAGGGCGTACACAGCTTGTACCCTTCACGCTACCCGGGCCACCGGTTACGTTCGAGTGCGTTGAGTAGTCGTCGGAAGCGCCCCACACGTTCGAGGTTACGACGTTCACCGCATCCTCAATGGCTATGCCGTAATAGTACGGCGTGCCCTCTGTTACGGTGCCAGTGTCCACATAATTATTCTGACCCTGATTAGTTATCGTGGCCAGTAGGGTAGCTCCTGACATGGCCGGTGAAGTTGATTTGAATATCTTGTATTGTACAAAATCGTTATCACGGTTCGGCGTCCATGTGAGCATAGGCTCGGTAAGTTCTGCTGGGTTTGGGTACACTTCAAGGTCAGTAATTGCAGTCGGGGCCAGGTCGTCGTACCCCACCTCGATGTAAGGTTGACGCCATGCCGCCGCATCCTCAGAGGTACCTATTTGGATGTACTTGTTTGAGAGGATTTCCGATTTCTGGAATAGGCAATACTTCTCATCGTTCCAGGTCCATCCCTCGGCTAGTGGGATCTCAATGTAGAACCAGCCCGTACCATTGATATGTCCCGTCCCGAAAATCTCACCGGATGCGTCGCCCCCAGGGCTCGCCCAGTTCGATATGCCATTATAGGTATTCCATGTGGCACCGTCGGCAGTAGCCGAGCCATTACCCGTACCTTCGGTCCATATATGGTCAGAGTACCTGAGGCGATATTGTTTGAATGGGTCGTCGTTGAACGCCAGCACATAGAAATAATACCTGATGTAACGAATGGCACCCGTGCCAGTAGGTTGAGGTGGCATTTCGAGGCGCGTATGCATAGTGTACTGTTTAGGTGTACCTGTTACAATTATCCCGATATTGCATGATGGCGATACGCCGTAATTGAATGTAGGGTTCAATGAATTAATCGGTGCGTCGTACGTCGTCTTCTTTATCACGCTGTTGATCTGGCCCATATCTTTATCCTCCCGGTGCGGCCATGCGCCGCCGGTCCGATGCTACTAGGGCGTTCACCATCTCGCGGCTGAACTCCTGGCGCCCCATGTCGTCGCGGTATCCCGCGTTTACCTGGGGGAATGATAGCGTGCGGTGGTCTTCGTATATAGTCGTACCTGACCCACCACCGCTGAGCGCGCCCCGCATGGCTGGCCCCTCGGTTATCCGCATGTTGTCCGCGTACCCCCTCATCATGTACTGCGACATATGAACGCCCCACTTGTACGCCATGGCATCGTTGATGGGGTTGTCGAATCCGATAAGCCCCTTGAGCGCGTCAACTAGGATGTGGCCCATGTTTCGTATCGCGTCCTTGGCCCCCTTGATAAGGTTTTTGATGAGATCCCCACCCCACTTAACCGCGTCCTTGACGCCTTCCATGAACTTCTCTTTTATCCATGTCCAGAGATTGCCGAGGACGCCCATTATCTTATCCTTAATAGTACCCCAGAACTCGATGTACTTTTTAGCCGCACCCGCAGCGGCCTCGCTTGCTTTCTTTCCCCACGCCTTTGCAGCGGTTCCGGCCTCCTTAAATTTCGCACCCACTTCTTTCAGCTTGCCGCCTATCTCCTTCAATCCAGCCCACACTTTACTACCGGCCGCCTTGACCTTATCCCAATGTTTCACCAGTAGGATAATCACGACGATGAGGGCGACGATTAACGCGATAATCCATACGAGCGGGTTCGCATAGAGGGCCACGTTCCAGGCCCAGGTTGCCGCCGTAACCAGCCAGGTCGCGGCTGTGCTCGCGGCTAGGGCAATGGTACTTCCCACCGTAGCGGCTGCGCTAGCCATCTTGGCGCCGATGTTCGCGTTAATGGCAGCGGTGTGGAAGTTGGTTAATGCCAGTTGCAGCTTCATTAATGCAAGCTGCGCGTATCCCGCCAAGGTTACGGCTGCCGTGGCGATGGCATATCCCGCCAGTACCGCCTTGTTCGCGATGTACGCCGCCATGTTTGACCACATGCTAGCGGTATCTTTTCGGCGTAATGACGTAATAAGGATGATGCTGGCTATCATCCGTAGCATATCCCCCACGGTGGATAGTATCGAGCCGCCCACCATCATGATTAGACCGCCCCACTCTTGGAGCGGACCGGGGAGCTTGGCAAGCGCATTATAGTATTTGAGTTGTAATTCAAGGTGCCGCTCTAGTGCGGGCTGCATACGCTCTCCAAATGCGGCCTTCGCGCCGTCTACCTCGTTTTGAAGTATCTGTAATTGTGCACTCATGGACGAGGTATTAATTGCGAACGCGGCAGCCATGGCACCCGTGTTATTCTGCATCGACGTAAACGCCTCATCGTAGGTATCTGACAATAACATAATCGTGCTGATACCCTCGCGTGCTCTGATGTTCGGGAACGCCATGGCAAGGGCGGCGGCCGCCTGGGATTCGGTCATGTCGGCAGTTTGCTTATTCAGATCGTGTACGATGTCGCCGAGGTCACGGAACGAACCGTCAACGTTCACCGCCTCAACGCCCATGCTTTTGAGCGCGGCGATTGTCTCGGGTTTTGCCAGGGCTTGCATTACACGGCTCACCCTCGTACCTGATTCTGCCGCGTCATACCCGCCCTGCGTCAAGGCAACGAACGCCGCGTATGGAGCTTCGAGGTCTTGACCTGCGAGGCGCGCCGCCGAACCCATGCGGCCTATCTGAGTGGAGAGGTCTTCGTATCGAGTGATGCCGAGCCGGACGGTTTCAAACTGAACGTCATAAATATGCGTTAGGTCCGTGGCCGCCTCACCTGCCGCGTGCTGAGCTTGGATACCGGCCCTGGCCGCCGTAGCCGCATCGGTAAGGCCCGCGCTGGCCGCTCGGGCTGCCAGCTCGGTAGTGTAGAGAGCTTCGTTCACATCAGTTATACCGGCGCTTAAAACATCGTAGTACGCCGAGCCCAAATCCTCGGCACTTTGCGGCACCCGAGCACTCATAGCTATGAGCGCATCGGTAAAACCTTCGATCTGTATCCGCGTTGCTTGTATAAGGCTCCCTGCCTCCGTGGCCGCCCGGTCTATGGCGGTGGCCATGTCGTGCATATCAACGACGACCTGCTGGGCTTTCTGGCCAATCATGGTAAGATTAGCGGCCACCATCGACATCGCCGTGGCAATGTTCGCGCCGGTGTTCTGCGCAATGGTTGAGTACGACTGCATGGCTGTTTGAAACTGATTGTCTATCTGCCATATCACCCGTAAGGTGCTCTCGTCTATACTGCCGCCAGTGTTGGGCATGGTCTCACCTCGCGTTTATCGGGCCATTCTGTTGGACTATCGGCCCGCTCGCTTCGCGTCCTTGTCTTCGTATTCAGCCCGGATAGATTCTATTACCAGGAGGCGCCGGAGTACGTACGGGTCTTGTTCGTCGTACCCTCCGAGGTCGGGGAATTGGTGGAAGGTCCGACACGCCGCATAGACCCGGAAGAGCCAATGGTGCGAGCCGGACCCCTTGAAGTACTTATGAGCCTCCCTGGCTAGTTTTTTTGTTCTGTGTCCGATACTGCCGTTGCCTTCCTCATCTTGTCGAACTCGTTCCAGATGCCGTTTCCGATCTCCGGTGCTAGGCCCTCGTCGTCCTTGCCGCCAGCGTCGCCAGCGTAGTAGTCCAGCCACCACTTGCGCGCCGATGTGTGGTCGAGTTCTACGGGGCCCTCGTCATCGTCGATGGGTTCGGCCATCCTTGCCCTGCGCCGCTCGTCCTCGTCGAAGCCTGGGCCGGAGTGAAGGAGTACCCGTACGATGTCCGGCTTTACGGCCATCAACGCCGCGTTGACCTTCATGGGGTCAACCTGTCCGAACTTCTCGTTGGCGGTTTCCTTCGCCTTCCTCTCGACCTCGGCGGTCCCGGCGCTCCGATCTGCGAGCGCGTCGGCCTGTATCTCGGCCACCATCTCGGCTGTCTTTTCCTTCCCGGCTGCCTGGGTTACGGCTTCAAGGTACAACCTCTCGGCCATGTCCAGGTACTTTAACCCGGTGCGCATTCTCCATTTGTCGCCTACGTTATCTATCAGGGTTTTCGTTCTCATGCGTATGTCCTCCGCTACGGGCATATTGTTTCAGCCAGGGACCGAGCCCGCCCGTTTTCGGTCGGCCCCTGGCACGTTGGGGTATCCATCCCTTCTGATGGGGTTGGAGCGTGATGTATGATTACGCGATAGTTACGAGCGTGCCGGTGAACGGTAGGTCAACGGGTGTTAGCTGGCTCGTTACGTCGCCTGATGTCGTGTCGCTAGTGCATTTCGCGGCCATGGTTAGCGTGTGGCTGTCCATGTTCAGGACCAGGTCGGCGCTCGCTGCACCAACCCAGGCAAGCTCCGCTTGGTCTGCCGCCCACACGCTCAGGTTCGACTCGAAGGTGAACGAGCCGCCTCGGATGCTTGCAGGTTCCTCAGGGGTGGTCTGCCGGATAGGGTACGATGCCTCCATGCCGCTGTCTATCTTGAAGGACCAGGACGCCGTATTATCGACCGGTGAACCTCCACGGGTTACATACGAATCCGTGGAGATTAGCTGGTCGGTGGTAACAGCCGTCGCGTTGCTTCCAGTGCCGAGGGTCGGGGCCACAATTGCGATAGCCTGGGCCGCGCCCTCCATGGTTATCTCCACATCGCCGCCGTGGTCCACCTTCACCTCGAAGGAGACCCAGAGCGTGCCCTTGAAAACCCAGTGGTACGTGTTGCCATCGGTGCTTACACCGGCAGCGTGTACCGAATAGTATGTCCGGGCATCTCGCCCGGTGGTTCCGCCGAGTATCAACTGGGGAAGGTTCGACCAGTTGTAGCCGCCGCTCGATAGCTGAGGCTTGATGGTTACGGAGTATCCGTAACTGACCTCAGCGGAACGGGAGCTATTCGGCACGGTGGAGGTCGGGATGGCTTCCCCGACGGCGTCCATGCCGTACGCTATCAGCTCTTTGGCTTCCTTGCTCAGCTCTACATTCTGCACTAATCCGAACCAGTTAAAGTCGGGATTAGCCGGTGTATCACCCGGCACTACCTCGGGGACGTATTGAGCGCCCCAAGATATGATGTCGTCCTGCATTGGCATTTTTCATCACCTCTTTACTTCTTGGGGGATTTAGAGCCCCCGCGCTTCTTTGGGTTTTTCTTTTTCGGGGCGCCCGTCTTCCCCGTGTTCACCGTGGCCGCCTTCCGTATGGCCTCGTCGCTGGCCTCCCGTATCTCGAACCGTTCCAGTTCTGCCTGGGCCGCTTCGAGGCGGGCCTTCAAGCGGTCGTCTTCCGACCGCTCTTCGAGGCGTTCCTGGAGGTGATCGATGTCGGCGAGTACATGTTCTTTTTTCCTTGCTGGCATATCTACACCTCATGCTTGTACCTTATGGTAAATGTCGAATTGATGACTATGGATAACGGTATGGTCCAGCATACCAAGCTTGGGAACGTAGCCGCGCCAGACCACCGCCCGTACGTTCATCGCGTGTATGTTCTTCAGAGCGTTGGTTGCGGCCATTAAATCCAGATCGTACGCCTTGAACTTGTCCTCGGGGAACTGGTCGATTTCGTCTAGGCCCTCGAATGGCAGCTTAATGTCCACGGTAACGGACGTACGCGCCATGTGGGATGTATGGCGGGTATCAGCCGGGTCGCCAGTTGCATCGAGCGTATAGGCGCTTATAGTGGGCTTCTCGACGCGAGGCGGCCCCCCCATGTATATCGCATCGGTATCGAAGAGGGTTAGGCGTGCCCTCAACTCGGAAACGAACCAATCGAGTATCGTAGGCGGTACGTTCACTGTTACATACGTCAAGGCCGGGGAGGCCTTGATACTGGCCCCGTCGAACGCCGCATAGGCTACACCAGACCATACGCCCTCCTTCGGCAGCCAATCACCAGGCGCCGTTGCGAAGTAGGTAACGCCTGTTTCAATGTCGCCGCCTCCGCTCTCCAATAGCATCGGCTCGGAACTGAGGCCGCCGTTCGCCAGTATCACCCAGACCGCATCGGGTAGCGTGCCGCCTGGCTCAGTTACGAGTACGGATAACTGGCACTCCTGGCCGTAGTCTATCGGGGTCTGGGCCACTAGGTTCCCCAGGACCGGCGCAGGGAACGCCTGCGAGATAGTAATGTCAAGATGGCTCTGAGATTCAATCTCGGGACCTTCGCTCACAAACCGAGCATGATATAATCCAACTGGTAGTGCGGGTATTTCTGCATAGTAACATCCGTCGAAACATGGTACTCTCTTGGTCAAATCGAGTATGTTTCCATCAACAAGTACGCCGTCATCGTCGTACAATCGGCCCCATATATCAATTGATTCAACGGGCAGGTAATCATCATTAAGGACTAGAACTGGAACCTTGAACGGCACCCCATTTCTCACAACGGCGCCAGATTGGTAAACGTGTTGCACTCCAAGTATGGTACGCAACGATACGACCGTAGTGTACGCCGTAACGATGCTCTCCATGGTGAACGCTACGAAGACCATGTACAAGCCATCTGGGAGCGTAGATATATCAAAATCATAATAGAATAATCCATCGCTAGAGCCGAACTTGATTAAGGGGGCCGCGCTCACAATAGCAGACAGTGCGCTATTGTAAATAAATACGCTCTCATCAGTGGGATTCGCAAGGTTTCCCCTAGAATTTTGAAAATGAAATGTTAGCCTAACCACCGCAGAACACACTCCCTGCATTGTTTGGTTGCCGGTCGCATAGCTTGTGCCCTGGTACCGCGTACACGTTCCTTGCAAGCGATACCTGCATGGCTTCGCTACCATTCCCGTACAGGTCCATCTCTACCTTGACCTCGCCGAACAGTTCATCAAAATCGCCCCCAGTTGGCACCGTGATTATGTGGGCTCCGAACGTGTCAATGGTACCGTACCACCAGGCTTGTAAAACGTCGTTGTCGTCGTACCATCTGATGCCGGATACCCCGCTTATGCCCTCCTGGACTTCTACGAGGTTGAACTGGAAACTGTAATATCTCAATCCAGCCGGTATCATGTACGGGTCGAGTGCGTCATCGTGCGTAAGCCGCATCGTTCCAGTCGTGGCGTACGTTCCGATGGGGCCGGTTATCATCCCCTTTGATAATTTATAATCGTTATACTCTGCGATAACTGTGCCATTGCAAACCCGAGCGCACCGGGTACGTGTTATGAGATGGTCGGTCCAGTCGGTCGTTTGAGTATGTATTAACTGGTAGCCGCCACCGTCTTCCTCGTCAATGTAAAAGAAAAGCTCGTTATCGTATCGTCGAATCTTCAACCAATAGCTCCGGGCATCGTAGCCGAGGTAAAGGAAATCACCCACCCAGACGCCACTATGGTTGAAGTATTGCAGTAGCAAGTAATCCTTATTGTTTGTAGAGTACCGCTGCCAAGCCAGGAGTCCATTTAATGAGGGGCCTGGTCCCTCTTGTACCCACAAGCCAGCGTAAGAACACTTCGTTTTATCCCAACTCAGAATATCTATATGGACTTCAATCTCGAACTCAGTGGCATCGCCGCTGCCGGGCTGCCAAAACACCTGTGCATCGGTATCAAAATATTTCCAGCCCTGATCTATGTTCTCAATAAAGAGTTTCCCCGGCGACGTGATGCCAATATCATAGCTGCCAGCGCCTATGAGTCTCCATGGCGTCCAGAACTTAGTATCAACGTCTGCGCTCGGGGTGCTGAATCTATCGGCGTACCAGTTTGCAAGTGAGAATCTATTGGCGGGTAAAATGTCAGGCCGTAGACAATCGGTAACAGTCATCACGTTGTAGAACTCGTCGGTAACGCCCTTCACCCCCGCGTCGAAGGCGGCCGTTGTAGATGATACTTGAAAAGCCACTACTCCACCACCAGCGGTTCATCGTGCCATTCTGCCCCGTCGTACCAGCGCGCTACCATTGCGCTAGGGTCGATCTGTACGTCAACGGCTCCGAGCCCCTCGCAGTAGAGTACAACCGGCTCGCTCCATTCGTGTACGGCCTCCACATACGCCTCGGGATTTCCGGGCTGTGGTTGAGGTACGGGTGGAACAATCACTATATCAGCCCCAAGAAGTGCGCTACCGTGGCCGCTACGGCCAAAACTACTAGAGGGCCGTATATCCGGGGGTCTTTGATGGATACATGGATGTGGAGGCCCTTACCGTTCGTTTTAACGCCTAGCTCTATCTCGTCGCCTTCACGGTTCGGGTCCAGGTCAATGCCCTTGCGATACCACCAGCGGGGCCGGTCTTTCAAAATATCACCCCGGCGGCTAGGCTTACGATGACGCCGATAGCAACGCCCCCCGCGATACCGGCGCCCCATACCATGTTCATGCGGGCTTCAACCCGTCGTATCCGTTCTTCGTGGTCCTTCGAGGTCTGGCATAGGATGTGTATATCGGTAGCTACCGTCGCCCACTGTCCCGCGAACTCCTTGAAATTCGCCGGTATCTTAACCACGAAGCCCTCGCTCATCAGTTCACCAGTACGGGGGCTGCGCCTGGCTCGTATTGAATACCGAGTTGTGGCTGCCCATGTCCATTTTCACCGCTGAGGTCGGACCGCGCCCTGTGTAGTTGTTCTCCCAGAACTGTTTAAACGCTTTCTCCGAGTTGCGTACAAGCACGTTGCCGCGTTCGGTAGCATCGAGCCCTTCCTGGGCTCCGGTTGGCGATAGCAATACCATCCCTGTAACCCAGTTCAAAACGATGCCTTTTAACGCGGTTGGTACGGGTGAAACCGGCACGGTCGTAAAGAGCTTCAAGCGGTCGTCTACCTGGCCTTCGACGTACGCGATCTGCTCGTTGATAGTATCATCGTTCCGCGTACTCGTTAGCTGCATATGGTCCTTGACATCCTGGAGCGTTACATAACTCATGCCGGTTCACCCCTGCGTTCTCTCTACCCTGTGCACTTCGCCCGGTGGTTCTCGAACGCCTTGCGCCCTGCGCCGCTGTCCATCTCGTACGGGTCGCCGCCCCTGTGGCGGTTATTGCACGCTGCGCAGACCCCTGCCGCGTTCTTATCAGCCACCTCGGCCCCTTCCCCGGCCTCGGCGGCCTTGGCGGGTTCCTCGGGTGCGGGTTCGCTCTCGGTTCCCGGAGCGGCCATTGCCTCGTCGGGCGTCGGCTCGGGTGGGCTCACGGGTTCCGTCGTCTTCACTCCCTCCGGTGCGGGGGTAGCTGCCGGGCGGGCAACAACCCTGAGAGCGCGCGGGGCGCCCTCAAGGACCGAAGGCGGTACATTCACTGTCGCGCCGAGCTTGTGGGTCTTCCCATCGAATACCCACCGGTTCGCGATTACCTGGCACTTCACCGTCTTTTCTGTCATATGGTTGTCCTCTCTTCGATTCCGGGGTACCTCCCCCGACTAAAAGAAAATATAAGGCGGCATCCCCGGTGATACCGCCTTGGGGGAGGAGATTTAAGATGTTTCAGCCTACGCTCACAGGGCCGAGAAGGCGTAGATGGCGTCACAGGTTCCCGCCGCGTTGAGCCTCGGGAAGATGGGGGCACCATCCAGCGAAGCCCTGGCGACCAGATCGCCGTCGGCGTTGTACCAGGAGGCGTTCGAGCCGCCCCTAGGCTCTATGTGGAGGTCCGTGGCCAGCACGTAGATGAACCAGCCCTTGCCAGGCAGTACGCTCATGTAGCCCTCAGTGGTTGCCAGCGCCGAGCTTTCCCAGATGCCGCCGCCCACGCCGAGCATGTCCAGGACCTTGCGCCACTCGTCAATACCGGCACCGCTGCCGAGTATCGAGGCTTCGAGCTGGCCCGCGCTCTCGTAGTTTAGTACGATATTGTACGGGCCGTTGGCCTTCAATGTCTTCATGCCAGCCTTGGCAGCCCTCACGGCTACGATGGCCTGCCCCGCCGTCGCGAAGTCGTACCCGGTGCTGTCCACCGTGCCCGCCATCTTGAACATGCCGGGCCACTCGTAGTTCGTGCCGTCGGTGGTCCCGCCCACCGTTATGAGCGCGTCCTCTTGTTCCTGGATAGCCCGCCCGGCCTCGTCATAGACGACGGTCGAGTACGGTATCCCCTGGAACTCGTACGCCTCCAAGTCCTCGCGTGGAATCTTGACGATGGTCTGTATCTTGGGGAGCTTCCACTCGTGGGGCTTGGTTTCCAGTAGGTTCTCGCCGAGGCGAGCGTACCCATACTGGACTAGCACGTTTGCGATCTCGCCGACCTGGAACGTGCGGTACGTGCCCACACCCCGGCCGAGTAGCCTACCCATCACGCCGATGAGCGGGCGGCCTACCAGTTCCATGCGGGCGGATCTGGTGATGTCCTGTGCGTCTTCCCGTATCCAATCTGCGGGTACGGCGTTTCCCTGTCTTCCTCTTCGTATCATGGTATCACCTCACTCATAGGGGAATAGCCAGAGGGCTTCCTTGGAGCCGCTAGCGGTCTTTGGTTCTAGTGCCTTGCCGATGACCTCGAAGTTGTTGGTCAGCACGTTGCTGTCGCTCGTCACGTCGCTGCCGTCGGTGTCCGTCGGGCTGACGAACAGGACGCGCTCGGCCACCGTTCCGCCATCCTCATCGAAGTAGATGGCGACACCGTTACTGGCTGCGCTGGCGTCGTGGGTCAGTTTGATGAGCTGGCCGTTGCTGAGCGGCACGTACAGGTCGGTCAATGTGACCGTGTTGTTGATGAGGAAACGGGAACCGGCTATTCCATCCTCATCGAAGTAGACCTGGAACGACAACGTTGCCGCGCCGTCTAGGTCGTGCATCTTCACGATGTTGCTGTCATCGTCGCCCCACTTGCCCTCTGCATCAGTCGGGGAAACGAACTCGAAGCCACCGAGTAGTCCCGGTGCCGAGCGGACGTAAACGGCTACGCCGGTCGATGCGGCGTTGTCGTCGTCCTTGACGGTCAGTGTGGTTTCTGCTGGGTCGTACGCGGCGTACTGCCCGGCTGCGGCTGCCATCAGGAGGCCACCCTCGATAACGGTCTCACCGTCAGCGAGCCATCCCCTTACGGGGTAGTGTCCGTCGTGATAGACGGGTGCCCAATCATCGGCGGCGTAGAGTGTGTCGCGGTCAGCCGGGGCGAACCCTGACCGGGCATGCTCGTAACCGAGGATGCCAATCGCAGGCTCGATGCCAGCGACTACAATATCATCGGGGTGTGTACCGACCTTGACCCTGACGCCAGGGTACATGTGGGTACCAGTCTCGACCTTTCGATGTGTTATGTACTGGGGGTCGCCGCCTAGCACACCTTTGCTGTTCTTTATCATCATGGGGATGGTGGACATTAGGCATTACCTCCAGCAGGGGGGTTCGCGGGTGGTTCTGCGGGTGCAGGGCGCCAGGGCACCTTGTACTCGTACTCGCCGCGAGGGTTGCCATACGAGGGCCGCGCCTTGAGCACAGGCACGCCGATGGAGAGGTCTACGACCCCGCCGGCTGGCATCTGTGTGGCGTTGACCTGGCGCCCGACTTCGGCGGGCACCTGGCCCTGGGTTCCCGTGGCGGCGGGGACTTCCGCTATCGTCCCGCCGGGGAATCCAGGCGACACGGACGCCATCGCCTTGCGAATGGCCGCCGCATCTGCGTTCTCCACCAGTGCCTCGGGCAAGCCGTATATATCTACGGCTTCCTTGCGAAGGTCCACCATCTCGGCGTCCTTCTCGGTCTGGCGTTCTGTCCTCATCGCCTCGATGGCGGTCGCGTTCTCGGCGGCGGCCTTCTCTGCCGCTTCCGCGCGTGCCCTCAAGGCGTCGAGGTCCTCGGTATTGCCGCCCCCATCACTGGGGGGAGGCGCGACCGGAGGGGCTGTGGGCGGAGCTACGGGGGGGGCCTGCGGGGCTCCTTCCGTTCCGCCTGTGTTCGGTTCCTCATCTGGCATTCCTGATGCCTCCGTGCCATCCCCCCGTAAAGGGGGCGGCGTCATTTCCGCGTTCGCGGCCTGGCCTATTCCGCAGATCGGCGGCGGGCAAGCGACCGTTACGGTCCCTGGCCTGGCTATGAATACGTGGAGTGGTAGTATGTTACGTTCGACGTAGCCGTATTGTACGCCGCCATATTCTCCCGGCTCGGCGTACATCTCGCGGTCAAATCCTAGTGATAGCTCCTTGAACTCCCCGGCGGCCACCTGTGCGGCTATCGTCGGGTCGGTAATGACAAGCTCGCAACGCACCTTCTTTTTCGCAGCGTCCCATTCGGCGTTGCGGGTGTAGCCGACAACGTCATCCATGTGAATCTCGTCCATGGATTCGGGCATGTGTAGGTACATCTGCGTAATGATGGGGAGACCATTACACCACGATACTATCTTCTCAATCTCGGCGGCTGGCTTGAAAAAGCCTAGGTGTACGCCCTCGGCGGTGATGCTGGCCGGGATAACGTAGTTGCCCCCTTCCCATTTCCCGTTCGTAGCGTTTACCTGGTGCCGGTCAAGCTGGCAGCCCTGCATAACCGCGTCGCCCTTCTTGCGCGTGGCCGCCTCGAACTTGATGTACTTGATGTCGTTCTCCTTGAGCCACGCCTTAGCCTCGGCGGCAGTCCACTTATCGACGTTGAAGCGTATGGCTTGTACCGCCCAGTCATCGGGGCCGCGCCCCTTCAAGTGTCCCCAGATCGCACGGGTGCCGTTCGGTAGGCGTACGCCGTGGACCTTCGCGCTCTTGGATGAACGGAAGCGGTCGAACTTGTCAGGTGATTGCAGGCGGGCGCTGTGCTCGTTCGGGTACGGCATTACCCCATCACCTTCTTTAGTTCCCTGGCGATGCGCTCAGGTATCGTGGGCAGTACCCATCGAGCCGCTGGTATCAAGTAGGGGCGCGGGGACACCATGCCGCCGCCTATGGTCGTATGCCCGAACTCGACGTACGCCGCGTAGTTCACGCCTGTACCACCGCCCCCGGCCGCTACCGAAGGCCGACGGCTTATCGGGTCCCTGGCTACTCGTATTGAACGCCTGAGCGCCCCGGTGCGCTTAGGGGCCGTTACCTTCGCAATCCGTACAACGTCGATGCTGGCACTACGCAAGGCGCGGTTTATGGCGCGGTCTGATTCTGCCGCCATCTTGCGCATACGCTTTGCCATCTCGGGGAAGCCTATTACCTTGACCGTGGAGGTCATGCGGCCATCTCCCCAGGAGTGTTGAACTCCGGCTGTACGGGCAAGATGTCAAACTCGCAGTTCGGGTGCATGGGGCACCGGTCCTCTATCACTTCGAGCGGTTCGGTTATGCCGAGGTACGGCGCGCATATGTCGCAGGACGGGTCGCAGCCGTACTGCTGTCCGCGTGTAATCCCCATCGAACGGTACACCACGCCGTTCCCACGCGTTACCCATCGGGCGGTTTCCGTCCGGGCTATCCGTACGAAATGCTTGCGGCCGAGAACGCCGTTGGGGTCGAGCTGTCGGCGCATCTCGGACGCCGCCCACTCCCAGTTCTTCCCGTCGGCTATGGCCTGGTCGAAGACGTTGCCGATGGTCTGCAAGTACGCAGGGGTCGCCCCCGGTGGCGCCTTGATAAGCGAGTTGGCCATGGCCGCGTTGGTCTGTTCCCACCATACCGCCATCGCGGCCGGGTGGTCAACCTCGAACGATACACCGAGCTGGTACCACTCTGCCGTCTTGGCGGCGCCCGTATCTTGGGTGGTCTTTGCGTGCCGTTGAAGTAGCAACGTGCCATCCTCGGCGGCTTCCCTGAACGCCCCCTCTATCTCTGATATGAACGCCGCCTTATCGGACGGCATCAACGACGGCGGCTCCGCGTTCCCCACCTTCGCTGCATTGCCACCGCGCCCCGTTAATGACGTTGGTACTCCCCTGAGGCCTCGCTTACCCAGGCTCTCGTTTACGGCCTTCAATGCGATGCCGATGTAAGGCCCTTGAATAAGCTCGGCCACTAACTCACTGGCCAGCCCTTGCTTCAATGCTAGCCGCTCGCGCTTGAACTTGTCTAGCATCCACCCCGGAGGTAATGCCCATTGCTCGGCGTTCGCCTGGCGTCCCGCAACGCCGCCCTCCTTGAACGTGTGATCTGTAATTATCATACGCTCACCGGCATACACGTACGGTATCCCCATCTCTCGGGCGTTCTTCATGGCGTAGACGATTGTGGACATGGCATCGGCCCGCGCCTTCTCTGCCTCCGCCTTCGCCTTCTCGTCGGTGTAGTCAATCTCCGAGCCGATGAACTCCGCGTCAAGGGCGGCCGCCGAAAGGTACCCGCACTCAACGAGTATCTTGGTGAGGTCCATCAAACCGTCGGCCATGAGGTCGTCCTGTACCCGGAAGACCGCACGATAATACTGCCGGTCGTTTACCTCGGACCCCGTAACACTCCCCGCCTGGGCACCGGTAAGCTTGGTTGAAGGTATCCCCGTATCAGCCGCCAGGTTCTCCATGGCGACGTTATGGTACTTCGTGGGGTCGAGCTGGTCCGAGCCGCCGAACTGTAACAGCTTCCACCCCTCGCCCTGGGCCACGAAATGCGTACCCGGACCCTGCGCCCCCCATCCCGACTTCATGGCCTTGTAGGTATCGTCGGGCGTGTTCTCCGGCATTATGAGGACGGGTATCTTCGATGCGTTCCGGTATGCCGTTTCGTAGAACGCCCACCGCATATGAGTGTCGGCGTCCAGGTCGTCGTACATCGGCAAGAACATCGATAGCCCCTTTGGGTTCTCGTCCGGCCCCATGTTCTTGAAGTAGGCGATGCGGGAAGCATGGATAATGCGAGCCTTCCCCCCGCTTGTCATCAGGTGATACCTGAGTGGCCGCCCGTCATCATCGGTTTCGATAAGCGAGACGAGGCCCGCATGTATGGGGCGCAGTCCTCGGATAGTGTGCGCTCCCTTCAAGGGGTACGCCGGGTCCGGCAATATCTCGCCGCCCGACCCCTTCTCTTTCAGGACGGGTTCGCCCGCCTTGGGCTCTACCGCGACGTATAGCGGACAAAAGCCATAAGCCAGGGCCCAGGCCGTCGCCACCTTTGCGCGCTGCTTTACGGCCAGCCGCTTGAACGTAGCGTTGATGCTCTCGGCCACCTTGGAGCTTACCCCCTCTATATTGAACCAGGCCCCGACCGCATCGTCCACTAGGTCCCGCCATATCCGGTACGCCTTCCCATGGCGTATCAGCATGGCCATGATGTCATTAATGGTTATGACAAGCTGGAATCGTGGGAAGTAAACTTGGCTGGATACGATCTGTTTACCGAAGTCCGAGAGCGCCACGCCCTCGTTAGCCTGTGGGTTTACTGGCATCGAAGCGTTCGCTTGCCGTCCAATAGATGCCCTAACGGTTCCGCTCTTACTCATTGAACAGATAAGGGTTTCATACTTTTATAAACGGTCATAATTATAAACTAAAACGATTCAGAACTGACACACCTTAAACTTGTATAGATACACCTAACGTACCTTACCCGTGGGCACCGTATCGGCGACCTTCTCAACGGCTCGGATGCCCCGTTCGAGCCCGCCCACCCTACCTTTAAGTGTCGCGTTCTCTAGTTCGAGTTCACGATTGGTACGCCGCAGATCGTCAAGCTCAGCGCGGAGGTGCAGGTAATCTGTAAGGATGGCGACGGCGCGCTGGTTATCCGACCGGGCCTGCCACCGGTCAAGCGGTATTCGTTCTATCGCGTCCCATACGTCAGCGGGTACGAGTGCTTGCACCTTCTTTTTCTCTGGCATTCTGGCCTCGGTATTGTGGTAATTAAGAAGCTCTACGGCGGCCACTACGGCGAACGGGGATAATGGGCGGGGGCAAGTTACCCCCGCCGCTCCCTTTCCGTACGGGTCCGCCTACGGCTCTTTGGGTACCTCTGTATCTCCATCGACCAGCCGACCCGCTAATTTAGCGCCCTCCTTCGCGGCGTTGAGTATTTGCGGTTGTGCTGTCTCAAATGCCTTGATTTCTTTTTCCGTTGGGGGTTTCGTAGGGGCCCCCGCCTCACTTACAAGGCGGTAGGCTTCGCCTAGTTCCCCCCCGCCCTCGGGTACCGGCTCTGGGTTCGGCTTGGTAGTTTGGAACTTCCACCGGGGCGGTCCGCACTTGAGGCAGTAATGGCTGTTGGTCCGGGTGCACTTCTCGCACTCGGGCGGTACCTTCTCGGCCTGGGCGGCCTTTTGGTCCGCCTCTATCGCGTCCAGTATGTCGTGGTCCAGTAACAGCTTCGCTCCGGGGGTGGGTGGTACCCTAGCCACGGTGGGGGTCGGTACTCTCTTTTTCGCGGGCTTGTCCTTCTCGTACGTCCCATCGAATAGCAGCCAGCCAGGAGTTGCGACCTTGCACTTTGGGCAAGCCGTCGGGGGCGTACCGTCGCGGGGCCAGTTGTTATGCGCGCCGCACTTCGCGCAATGGGCCTTGCATATGAACTCCACGGGCTCGGCCATCTCAGCCTTAACAGTCGGGCCGCTCTTGGGCTCGGGTCCGGCCTTCGGCTCGGGCCTCTTGGAATCTCCGGGGGGGCGCCCGTCCACTATCATCCTGGCGATGCGGGGTTGGGTAAGCCCCTTCGGTGGGCCCAAGCCAAAGGTCGGTATCTCGGCCTTCCTTGCGAGCTTGTGGAACTCCCAGGGGTCCGTCGGATTCGCCATGGTTGGGAGGTAATGCAGGTGCGAGGCGATGAACTGCAACGTGCCGGCTGTCTTCGCTTCGAGTAGGCGTATGTCGATGTTCTGCTCATCGAAGAGCATGCACATCATACCATACGCGCCATCGACCCGGGCCGCCACGTTGTTGGTCATAGCCACCTGCTGTTCCATGTCGGCGTTCCGCGCCTTCAACCATTCGATGCGTACATGGGCCGCCTTCATGTCCATTTCCAAGATCCATATCCGGCAGTCCCGACATTCACACTCCGGCGAGTGGGGCTTTTGGATGGACCTAGTCATAGGCCCGGAGCCCTCACCGGGGGGGTTCGCTCTCTTTCGCTCGGGGGCTGGTTGCCCCTTCCCATTGTCTCTCATCTTGTAATTCCTCCGATCTCGCCGCGTACGTTTCCTCCCATACCTGATGATGCCACGCGGCTGTACACCATCTCGGTCGTATCTAAGAAATCGTTATGGCTGCTGTGCGGGTACATCTCCATCTCGTCGATGTACTCCTTCATAGGGGCGGTATCTCGCAGCCCTTCCCAGAACCATATCTCGCCGTCCCTAAACGGTATCTCTAGCGATTCGATACGGCGCGCCTTGTTCTCGGTGTTGTGGAGCGTACGCACGGTCATGTACCCTCCTTGCTTGCGTATGTAATCCTCTAGCGGGCGCCGCAACGTCGGCGCGTAATTGTCCTCGTACCATAGCTCCGAAGCCTTGACGATGCGAGCGAAGCGAAAGAACTTCTCACGGTGGCTGGTCTTCGTAGTCCAGTACGCCAGGGCGATAATGAGTAGCCCCTTCCCGTATTTCTGAGCGCCTATTCCTACGGTGTACGAGTTGTCGGGATTGTCGGAACTGGCCGGGTCGAAGAACGCGAACACGCGCTGGTTCGGCGGTATGTTCGCCGTGTACCTTATCCACTGTGTATCTAACAGGCCGCCCTCAGGAGCTATCCGTAGCTGCTGGTAATTCGCCTGCCATTCCCACGCCCTGAGCGACGGCTTCAACTGGGCGAGAATCCGGTGCATGGGGAAGCGCTCAGGCACCAGCGGAACGTTGCCGGGGCCAACCATGGGAAGCACTAGGGCGTCGAAGCCGCCTATCTCGTCCTCGATGTACTCATAGAAGCCATTGGGTAGGAAGCGGTGCCCCTCGATAACGATCTGGCCGCCGGGCTCTAGGCGTTGAAGCCAGGTACCCAGTACGAGCTTGAGCCGCCGGGTATCGGCGGGGGATAGCGCCGTGTGAATGTCCACCGGGTCGGAAGCCACTATCTTATTGAGCCGCAAGCTCTCGGCCTGGCCCCCTACGCCCAGGTTGGTTAGGGTCGGGGTGGGTATGTCGGTTCGGCTCCCAAGCACCCGCAGCGCTTCGGTATTCCATTGTGCCGGATTGTAGAACGCGCCGAAGTCGGCGATTATCCGGGGATTGTTTCGCAGTATCTCACCGACCCCGCGCATGATGTTCGTGGCCTTCCCTCTTGTCTTACTGAATATTCCGGCCCGGAAGTCGAAGCCGCCAGGGGAGGGGTATGCCCGCTCCCGGCATATGTCCATGGTAAGCTCGATGGTGGCGCACCGGGTAGTCTTCCCCGAGCCGGGCGGCGCGAGTATCAACTTGTGCGGTCCCTTCATAGCATCTACTAGGCGGTACCACCCGTAGTATTGATACTGCGGCAGGTACCTCTCGGTGAACGCAGCCGGCGAGGACAATGCGGCGTCCCTCGCCTTGACCAATTCCGAAAAGTCCTGGAACTGCACGTTTAACCCCCCCTACGCGCCGGTTTTGGTCGCTTCGTTGACTTGCGTCTTTTATCTCCACGTCGTCCGTCGTCCTTCGGCATGAATCCGGTAGGCGGACCGATCGCCCTAGATAAGCAAGATGGTCGACGGCGCCTTCCCTTCTTCCGGTGGCACGCACGTCGGCGGAAGCATCTATCACACCAGAGAGTTATCAACGCTTCACCCTCTCACGGCTGTACTGGCAGATAGAGGCCTCCTTGATCTTCCAGTACCTCGCGTAGCCACAACGGCCGTACGTGCAGGGCCTGTTCCTCCCACCACGTACGCACTTCATTAGGTCCTCTGGCAGTATGGTACCCGTACAGGTCCTTGCATTGTGGCCAAGGCCCCCGCACTTCCCGCAGGTATTCAGTCGCGGTCCGTCCTGGTGAGCTTCGGCAGGCGCCACGGAGATGTGGTACAGCTTGCCGTCGACCTCGACGTAGTGCTCCCGCTTCGCGCCACGGTGGTTGATGAGGTACTCGAGGTGTAGCGGATCAGGGTAGAGCGCGTTGTGCTTGTCCATGGCGGGGAAGCGGTGGCGTGGGAACGGCTCCGAGCGGCGGGGTGGGGACGGGTTGCCTTTCACCACGTAGCTATCGTAGTCGTGTGGATCGTATGTCGGTATCATCCGTCCACCTTCCCCCAGTCGATTGAACCTCGTAGCTGATAGGCGAGAGCATCGGCGTATGGCACTCCTATGGTCACGTAGATATTCGTTGTGATGTTCATGTGTTCACCCAAATTTCTCTAGTTCACATTGGTCTTTTTCAAGGCCTGGTGGAAGCCCACCAACCATCGCTCTGAGTTTGATAGGCCACCCTTCGGTGAACTTGTGAAGTGGACGGCCGCAATAGGTATAGGTGGTCCTCTCCAGGAATGTCCTCGATGGTGCTGCATCTATGAGTTGCCCTTGTATAGCTAGAAGGACGCCAGCGAGTCGATCCCGCAGTATGCTCGTAGAATAGTCGTGTGGGGTGGGCTCCCGTAGCCATCGGGTATCATCACCATCAACGAGGAGAAGGCCGATGTGATTGCCTTTGTGGTGGCCTTCCGCATGTCGTTCCACGGTGCGCAGGCTTCTCTCCTTCGGCATTGCGACGGCGACCATGTCAGAGTAATCCATCCTCTTGATGACTTGCTCGAACACGACCTTTGGTGCGGACAGCTTCAACTCCACGCAGAGAAGAGTGTGATTATCGATGTCTCCCTGGAGAGCAGCGATGTCAAAGAGGTCGTAGGAATCGCGGTAAACAAAGTACCTAGCATTGGTTAGGAAGCTCCTGGTGGCAGGGACTAGATTCTGTTCTGATGGCTTGGCGCATCCGTATAGCCCCGGCTCATCGTAGAGCTTTCCATCAGCAACTGTACCACACTTCTCACATATCCAGCGGGCACCATTGTAAGGGGGTGCCGACCTGTGGCCGAGGATAGCCCCTGAAGATAGAGGGACGGGTTCACCATCGACAAGTGATTCTTGATGGCGCCATTTGTGCGACCATTGTGGCGGCCCCCAATTTCCATTCATATCTTCACCCCAAGGGCGCGTGCGATCTCCCTCCGCTGGGCCTCATTTGCACGCTTGATGAACGCCACGACCATCGGCACGGTGATGCTGTCCACGGTCACCTGCCCCACCTGACCGAGCGCCACGGTGCGGATCCTCGCAGCCAGGGACGACTCGTTCGGAACCCGAGACAGTATCTCGTCAATCTGCTCCACCTTGGCGGCCGTCAGGAAGGAGACCACGTTGCCCACGGCCACCTGGATGTTGGTCTGCGAGAACTGTATGCGGATGGCGCCCTGCCGTGCGACGTAGAGCCGGGCGAACGTGCGGGCCCACTTGTTCGCGGCCTCGTGGTTCTCCCCCACGACGATGTCGCGGCCGCACTCGCACCTCACCTTCCCACCTACCGTCTGCGCGAACACCAGGCCGGCGACCTCCGCCACCTTCCGCAAGGAGGCGTCCCACTCGAAGTCCGATGTCTGGCTCTTGGTGGGTGTGCTACCGTTGGAGGGTGTGGCACCGAGCGCGTCCGAGGGGCTGGCCGTACCCGGTGCGAGGGCCTGGGCCGCACCCCCTTTGGTCTTGATGCGGCGCAGGTCGCTCTTGACGGTGTTCTTCTTCCATCCCGTAGCTCGAGCGAGACGCGTATAGCTCCAGTCGGGGTGCTCGATCCATACCTCCATGTAGCGGCGGACACGGTCCAGGAAGGGCGGTGGTGGAGCTGGTGGCTTCTTCTTCTTGGCCACGGTGGTTACGCTCCCTTCGTCCGCTTCGGGCACTTCCGCATGTTGCAACTATCGAGGGGGCACGCTTCGGCGCAGGGGTCGCATACGCAGTTCTCTCGAACGTCGCAATGTCCGTCATCGTCCGGGCAATTTTCCTGGCACTCGAACGGCTTATCACAGCATACGCATGTCGGCATCTTCACATTTCCTCCATTCCCAGATTATCCAGTAGCCGCTTGTGCATACGCCTTAGCGTTCCAGGTGCGGTGAACGAGCGCAGGTACCAGGCGGGCAGCTCCTCGGCAGGGCTGTACTGCCGCAGGTACGGCGTGAGGTTGTACTTCTTGCGGAGGGCGCGCACCTTATCGTCAGTCCCCATTGATTTGAGCCGGGTATTGAAAAGGATGGTCTGTATCAGCCCGTCGCTGTCTTCGGTCGCCCTGTTGATTATTATCTGTTCAAGGTGCGTGTATGCGCTGCTGATTGTCTGGAAGTACACGGCCTGCATGTTCTCGCCGGTGTAGATGCGCTTTCCCGCCCACTTCCACCATGACTTCTCAATGTTCGCCGGGAGCCATTGACCAGGCGTACACAGTGAAGGCTCGTACGGTGTGAGCCGCATTACGATGACGACCGGCTTGCCCGTTACGCGGATCTGCGCGACGGTGTCCTTGAAGTCGGTTACGTCTGCGTCGGTTTCGGTCGGGTATGAGCCGATGTTGTAGAGGTGTATGATGGTCTTCTTACCCTGCCATCCTTCGCTCAGTAGCTCTACCGCGTCTATGAGGTCTTGATTCTTTATGTGCTTGTTGAAGGCGAACCGCAGCCGCTCGGAGAACCCGTCGATAGATGATAGGATACCACCCTTGTGTACGTCAGGGTCCCACATCTCGGCCATCTCTTTAAGCGCAATCTCAGGCTGCGATTTGAGGCCCTTTACGTCGTTGTATAGGCCGACGGCGTTCGGGGTTGATACATACTTGCGTGAGAACGTGTAGTGGCAGAAGTAGCACCGGTTCGGGCAGCCTATCATCTTCTCAGTTCGGGGGTGGGGCCTGATGTCTAGTTCGTGCGGGTAGAACTCCGGGGCCTGCCGCATCTTTACCGGCGTTATCTCCGGCAGGTTCATTACATTGTCGAGGGGCGCCGGGTCGCCGTTTACGGCATACTCTAGGATAAGGGGGCCTACCATACCCTCAGCCCGTCCGTACACCGCGTAGTCCACGTACGACCGCACCGGCGCCACGTTCTGCATACCGAAGCCGCCCATGATTACCTTGAACGTGCGAGCGCCCGGTTTCCATGTCGGCTCGGGCATGACGGCGCCTAGGAAATTATAGATGTCCCACTCGCTCGTCAGCGATACCAGTACGATGTCGAACTTGTGCGCTGATTCCGGGGTGCAGAACTCCATCTCTATGCCGTGGTTGCGCCGCAGATCGTCGATGACCATGTAGGCCCCGACGTTCTCGAAGTAGTCGAACGCCTTTATCGCCTTGCGGGCTCCCTTCTTTCCCCACTTGAATACGAGGAAGGCAATCCGCTGAGGCATCACAGCACCCGCCCACATTTTGAGCATCCGTGCCCCTTCAATTTGTCCGTAATTATCTCCTTCGTTTCATCGTCTATGCACCGCTTCGGTCTTCTTATCGTAGCGAACCGGCACGCATGGGGACCGCAGTTAGCGTTGAATGATAAGCATATCCAGCCCATCGTCGGCACCACCTACGGCTTGAACTCGGTACCGCACTTAGGGCACGTTACCATGGCACTGATTGAACGATGCGCTGCAACCGGCGTTTCTCCCAGTTCAAGCTCTCCGGCTTTTATCCGTAGCTCCTTTAAGATGTCGTCCAGGTTGCCGGTTCCGAGTATCTGCAAGTCCTCGGTGTTCGCGGCTGCCTTTGCGCTTTTCAGCACGGCTGCCAGGTCGATAGTCCAATCACCCGCGATAGCTTGGTTGTTCGCCGTTACCATAGCCAGGTGCGCGGTGTTCTCCTCCCAGTCAACTACTCGAACCTCGAACATGCCGCCGTCGGGAGTGGTGAGTACCCTTTTCGTTGATGCCTTGCCGCGCCCCCTCTTGAGCGTGAGCGTTTCCAGCTTGAGCTTATCGCCGTACCGGCTCCGTAGTTCCTTGACGCGCTGGTGGCCGGTAACGAGTAGGCCGGTGCGACCGTTCCAGGTTATGCCGGAAATGTCGCCGAACATATCCATGCTGCGCCCGAGCCCTTCCTGGGATTTCTCGTCTATCTCTCGGGGGTTCACCGGGTCGGGCTTCAAATCGTCGAGCTTGCGTAGTGTCTTCAATCTGCGTACCTCCTTAATACTGCCATAGACGGGGTTGGTCCGGGGGTACCTTCGGAGGCTTCCGCGCCTTCTTGATTCTCCGGGTGCGCTCGGCTCGTTCTTCCGGGGTCAACGGCCGGGCGTTTAAAACCTCGTCCTCAACGGGTGTATTGGTATCATAATTATTAAACTGTTTGGATATTGAACGCGGAAGCGGGAGCGGGTGCTTTCGCGTTACGATTCTGCCGCACTCTGGACAAAGCCAGTGCTTGCGTTCGACGTATTGGCGGCCGTCCCATTCCTTCTTCTTGACGCGCGCTAGCTTACGGCCGCCATGCGGGAAGAACGGCGGCGTGCAATGGCACTTGTCCACGTAAAGCTCGTAGCCGCACCGGGTACAAGTGGCGTGCGTAACCTCGATGTACCAGGCGCGTTCTAGTTTGCTTGGCTTCTTGCGTACCTTCTTGATAAGCTGAGGTATGAACGTTGCATCGGGGCCGCAGTTCGGACAATCCCCCTGGTAGTCGTACTCCGTCATTCGTATTGTTATGAACGGCTCCGTAGGCGCGGCCATGGCTACCTCGTTAAACGTCCCTGTTCTTTACGTTAATAATTCGGTCGGGGATCTCGCTGCGTGCTCTGATAATATTGGCTTCGTATCCCTCTGCTAGCCAGCGGTAAGCCAGCCATTTAGCTGCGCCTAATTGTGCTCCCGACAAACCTCCATTCTCGGGCAGTATCTTATCTACCCTCATAATAGCCCCGTCCCCATAGGTGAAGAGAAACGCCTTAATGTCCTCGGGAAGCTCGAACCCGATATAATATCTAACGATTTCAACCGTCGCCAATTGTATGCCGTATTCGTATCCATCTCCCATTCCACCGAGTTCTACTGTATCTATCCGTTCTCCGCTATCCCACTTCTTTAACATCGCCTCGTTCTGTTCTTGTATTGTATCCATGATTTCACCTCGTAAGGTCTGTGAATCCACGACGCATTTCATTGGCCATACCCTCCATCCACGAACGATGTGTGGCCATGTTGTACTCGTGTTCTCTCACCATCTCGTCTTCCATAGTTTCACCTCGTAAGGTCTGACGTATTCTCTTGTAGCTGGACCATGGCCGGGCTCGGCTTCATCTCGAACTCTATGTAGGTCTTGACCTGTACCTCTGTCATGGTGCCGTTGAGGCGTGCGATCTCCCCCGTTACCCACTCGAACATAGCTAGCTCTCGCATCCCTTCCTTCACTATCCGTTCGCGTTGCTTGCTCAGTTCAACGAGCATGTGGCCCGCGTGCAGTAATGATATTCTGGTCATGTTATCATCGCCTCACCATTTCGGGCGCCGCCGCTACCCATTCGACCAGGTCGGCTGCCTCCACCTTCTCATCGCCCCGCTTCTCGATAGCTTCGAGCGCCATCTGTAAGGCGTTCTCCGGGTTCCCCCACCCGGCCCGTTCTATCCGTTCGCCCCATACCTCACGCCGTAGTATCTCAAGTACGGTATCCGGGGTGTACGTCTTTCGATGCCCGACTACCCGCATGGGTGGGTGAACTCCGGGGGGGTTCCGCTCGGTAATCGCTTCGCGGTAGGTCAAGCATTGTAGTACGAGCTGCGTTACTTCTTCCATGGCCGGGGTCCAGCCCGTATGTATGGCTAACGCGCCCGCCGCCGCCTTCTCAACCTCAACCGCTCGTATGGCCTCGGCTGCATGTCGGTAGGCCGTAGCCTCAGCGGTAAGGGCCTGTACGTGCTTGCCGTGGCCGGTGGTTAGGTTTGTGATCTTCGTGTCCTTCTCTTTCGCCAGCCGTTCAAGGTACTCGGGCCGTTCCCTTCCGACAATATCTAACCCCGCCCTTACGAACTGCGTTAATGATTTGAAGCCCATACTCTCGATAAGCTCCCATTCATCCGGGTACAAGGACGCCGTATGTGATGCGGCGCGCCTCACTTCGACCCCTCCCGTTTCTTTATAGCTGCCAGCTTTCGTTTACACGCGGCGCAGTTATCCTCGCTGTTGTCGTTCCCAAGTTCGAGGTGCGTTATGGCGAAGCAACCGAACGACCGGCATAGCGACCGGCCATCCTTGAAGTAATGCCACTTCCTAGACGCGCCAATCTTACCCCATCCCTCCATGCTCATGCGAACCGCCCTCCGTAAAAGCTCCCGGATAGTTTCAGGCCGGGTATCACTACGTCCCACTTGAAGTCGCTGCTGGTACCCACTGATATGTTCAGTTCCTTGGCCTTGTCGAGTTCGTTGTATCGGATTTCGATAGGTCCCCTCTCGCGGCCATGGTCCTTAAACCATAGGTGGGCTACCACGCTATTGTTCTGTTCGCATTCGCGCCTCACGTCCTCGCTCGGCCAGCTCACTGTCTTAACAAGAGTTCCCTTGATGAATCCCATTATCAGCTGGCCCCCTGTATGAGTTGGTCCACCTTGTTCTCAATCCGCGCTAGGCGGCAGTTCGTACAGTTGCACCCCTCTAGCGGGGGCTCCATCCCATCCTTCACTTCTTGCGTACCTCCATGTTGGTTCATGCTCTCACCTCGATACCGTATCGGTACCTGTCTTCTTATCCGTTTTGGACCTCGCGTTCTGTCCTCGAACTTCCCGCCATCGCCGAGGCCCTAGCGTGTACGGCGGGGTGCTTCCTCCGTATGTGCGCCCTCATACACGGGCGGCAATACGGGCCATCTCCACACTCGCGGCAGTTGGTGAGGTACTTGGTATTCGTACATGGCTGAGTACCTGCGCCCATCGTATGGTGCTTCTTGCCCTTGCATTTCATTTATACCAACCATCCTAACTTTAAACTAAATATGCTACAAAGTGAGGTCACCGCGTCGATAATGGCTAGGTCAGTTGTAAACATATCTTCCATACCCCGCCGGACCTGGGCCGGGGGGAACTCGATAACCCAATACGACGCATCCAGCTCGTGCCAACCTAGGGTGATATCCCATAGTGGCCGTTCCGGGTCGTGTACGATGCGCTCCCATTGGTCATCTAGCCACTTGAAACCCTCGCGAACGTATAACGTTTCAACGTCCTCGCATGAGATGTGTTCGTAGTACGGGGATCTCGTAAGCGTTACCTGCCCCACCCATTCGGCACCTGGGAAACGCGCTTGCTTGGACCAGGCCGGAACGATGGCGCCCGCGTGGTACTTGATGGCGTGCGTCGGCGGCCACTCCCGGCGGGTAACGGTCTTCGCACCGGCTACCAGCGGCGGCGTGGTCCACGCGAACGATAACGGCAGCGGCATTATTCCCCCTCCCGCAACTTCGCTATGGTCCGCTCGAATACCTGTATCATGTCATCTGTGGTCAGTCGCCGTACAGCGTCCCCGAACTTAGTCATCGTCCACCTCCGCAGCCCCGAATCCCCCTAGCGTCATTTGGTCCTCATCATCGGCGGCCTTGATTGAATTAATTAGGCGCGAGTTATCGGCTACCAAGCCATCCCTATCATCTGATTCCATGTAGGCTCGCGGTTTCCCCTCTCGAAAATCTACCCAATGCCACCGGCCGGTATCGTCCTTCATTCTCCAAAGGCCCTCCTTTCGTGGATGTTGATGATAACCATGCTGTACCAATATATCAATCCCGCATCTTGCCACCGCTCGGCGCTTCGTATCGTTATCAAGTATGAAGCTCGCCAACAATGCAACGTCCACGGCTTCCTCGGTGGCCTTCGTAACGTCGCCCTCCTTGAGTGCTTGGAGTAGTTCGATTGCCTCATTCCCCATAAGCCCGGCCAGGTCCTTCTCTGGCATCTGCCTCCATGTTAAGCCCTTTTCAGGGTGGTGTCGTTCATAGGTCTGGCGCATCTTGTCTGCGAACAATCCTACTGGAGTTGTCATTCGTCATCAACCTCAACGCCGTCCATATCTGGCGCCTCTCCATCCTTCCACGTTAGGACCAGTACGCCGTCTACGATCTCGTATTTCTCAACGCAGTTATCTATGATGTAATTAAAGGTGTCAGTGGGTAGCCGCATCAATGACATATCAAACGCGCCAAGTGCTTTTTCCGCACGCCGCCGTAGGGTGCCGTTCGATATGTCCTTCCGCGTATCGTCTATCGTACCGTCATCTTGTAGCTCCTTCGCTTTTTGCTCGAACTGGTCGGGGATGTCGCCTAGAAATACTGCCTCGAACTGCCACTTAACTAGCATAGGTAGTTCGTTCCAGCTTTGCTCCCGTAACCAGTCGTATAACTTCTTCTCGGGGCAATGCCGCTCTAGTGCGGCGGCCAATACTTGCCGCCGTCGCTCGCCCCCTACGGCCTGTAATTCGAGCCCGTACGGGCCGCCTATCCCGTACCTTTCTACCCACTCATTATCATAGTCGCACTTGACCGGTATTGGGAACTTCAAAACATCAAGGCGCCCCGTTTCTACGTCACGAGGTAGGATACCAACGCGCTCGCTTTCAATGTCCATGCCGAGCTGTTCCATCCGGCGGCATAGGTCCTCGAATATCTTGAACCCGAAGGCGTCGTAATCGGTCATACCCAATACAAGGAAGCGGGTATCGAGTAGGTCTACTCCCTCTATTTCAAGTAGACCTATCAACTTTTCGAGTAGCGCAGTTGCCTCGAACCCGCTGCCCTCTATCATCCATATACGATAGGCATCTGCCACGGCCTGTATCTTGTTGAAGCTCGCGTGGTCTTCAACGAATACAATTACTTCCTCGAAGGGGCCATTGGCATCTACATGGTTTCGGGTATCATCCACTATCCCGAGATCGGAGTATCTAAGTTCTCCGTCAAGTACCATCTCGGATAGTACCGCCGAAAGGGCCTGTGATGCCTTACGGTTCCACCATCCCGCACGCTTCGACTTTTCCGGCTCGAAGCGGAGCAATGGTATCTTAACCACCTCGTACCAAAACTCCCGAAGGGTTCTGTCTTCACTCGGCGCACCTGCCGCGTTCTCGTTCAAGATAATGGCTTTCAGAAATGCGGTGCGGCTTGGGAACTGTTCTTGCAGTTCCGCAGTATCCCACGTATGGAAATCTTCGCTCCCATCTTCTAGTTCTCTCATTGTTATTCCTCCTTCAAATGTTTAAGGTTCGCCTTCAGTTTGATGTTGATACTTTCTGGCAGCTTGGCTATGAGCGCTTCCACTTCGGCCCGCGTCGGTTCGGGTAGTGAAATATCCCGGCGGCTGTTCGCGCCGATGCTTACGAACTTCGGCCCGATACCTGCGAGCATATCCCGGAACGGTAATAGGTCGAACTGCATTACCGGCTCGACCGTTACGCTCAAGCTGTAATCCGTACCTCGCCGTCGGCTATGCTCTCGCACCTGCCGATTGTACGCGGGGTGGCTCAGTAGGTGGCCGTAGGCGGCCTTGGACATCGGGCCGGTATCTTCAGCCCGCCCTATCTTGTGATGCGTTATACGAGCCCGTAACGCCCGCATAGCCGTCGCCCTGGCTATCGGGTGCGGCTCATTATTTATCTCCGGGTAGGCTCGGTTGCTTTCGATGGTCGTGCAAAAGACCACGCGCGGCGGGTACTCCCATAGCTCGAAGTCCTGGAAGCGCCACGGGTTCGCAGTCTGGAATAGGTAGGTGTTCAGCGGGTAGTCTTGGCAATGGTCAAGCACCTGCTGTATGATGTCGTGCGGTACGATCTGCGCGAATAGGTCCCCGCAGTTCTGCACGAATATGGTACGACCGCATCCCCAGTTATGCAGCTCCTTGCGTACCAGTCGCGGCGTTTTGTCCTGGTGATACTTCAACGTCAGCGCGGGGGCCGCGAACTTCTCAATGTAACAGTACACGCATCGGTGGCCGAACGTGTGGCAGTTCATCGCCACGGGGTTGATTGTGTGCGTTACCCACTCGTACATATTTCCGGCTGACTTGTTCAGTGGCATGTGTTCACCGTTCAAATAGTCTTAAAGCGTCGGCGGGATGTACGAATATCGTGCCCTCTGGAATAGCGGTATGTTGTAATATTTTCGCGCCACGGAACTCTCCGAACGTTGACGATTCATGTTTGAGTTGTTCGATACC